CTGCAATGTGGTAAATCTTTTTGATTTTGCCATCATACTTAATTCTTTTTGATTTTCTCATACACCTAATAACTTATACTCCATTAACTTTTTTAAAGAAAGTAATTCGGTATTTTTAATTTTATTATTAATATTATTAAAACCCATATCTGATGGGTCTGATTCGTTTAGTTCAACAATGTGAACATTTACACCATTATTCATAAGAGTTTCTGCGAAACGTATAGCATTCTTAAACGCGTCTGAATCTAATGCAAGGTATACATTTTTCACCCCTTTATTTATTATTTTCTTCTGCAGTTCCGATTGTGGTGATTTACCAAACAATGGGATACTATTCATTCTAACTGCTATCGCATCAAATACTCCTTCACATATTACAATTGGTAAATCCCAATTAACAAACATCTCAAATCCTACCACATCTTTAGATACATCTGGATTCTTATGTTTAAATGTCGTATCATAAAAACTTCTACCTACAAAATAATTTAACATTCCATTCTCATCATAAGATGGAACTATAATTTTATGTTTATATATTCCTTCCTCACAATACCCTATTTGGTACTTCAGTATCTCTGCAGACGATAGACCTCGTCTATCTAAATAAGATAAAGCGTGTTTTCTTACGACTGATGTAGAATGTTTCCACAATGGAATGTATTCAGATGGGAGTTGAACTACCTTAGATTCTTCGGTAGTTGAATCTGTTTTGTATCTATACTTTCGTTTGAATATAGAGTTGTGTGCATCCCAAACCTCTTTAGATACTTTAAGTTTTCTGAAAAGAGAACGGATTGATTTACCTTTCTCATCGGATATCCAACAATGCCAAGGGTTATTTGCATCAGAGTTTAATTTTATATTTATCTCTAATTTGGGCTTATGGTGATTCGCAAATGGAGACCAAAACGCATAGTTGTCTCCACTTGTTTTTTTGGCTTTACCCAAAATAGATTCTAATAAAGAAAGCAGTTTCTCTTCCATATAACTACAAATATACAAAAAATATTTGGATTATCCAAAGAAATTTACTTTTTCTTTTTCATCTATCCACGATTGTGGTATTTCCTTACCAGCCCATTTGAACCCATGCTTCTCACACCATTGGGAATATGTAGTTTTAGACCCCTTATATATTTTACCATTTGGAGATTGTAATACGAACCGTAAATCCATATCAGGATTCTGTTCTTTTATTAGTAGATGTTTCTTTCTGTCCTCTGGAAGAAACCAACCTTTCGACTCGATGAAGATACCATTAGGTAATCTAAAATCGGGTCTGTAAGTGTGATTTGTTTGTGGTATGATGTACTTTACTTCGTGTTGTTCATATTCACCATCAATACCTTGTGATTTAAGTTGTTCATCTATACGAGTTTCTAATCCACTCTTATGTCCTTTAGACTTTTGGATGTGACTCCAATTACCTTTTGCCATATTTTATTTTTTAGTTTGAAAATAATAGTTCATTCCAGATGTGTTGTCCTCCCACTCATCCTCTGCATCTGCAGGGGGTAATGAACCAGTAGTTGGTGTTCCAAATGGGCCATCTAAATCAAATCTAACTTTTACGGTAATATCTACATCATCTCTATTTTTAATTGCAGATGCTAATTTACCAACTGCCAATAAATCACCATTCGGGTTATATAATCCAATCGTTGTAAAATAAGGTTTGAAATCAGACCCAGTAACAAATGATTGTAAAAACTGACTATTTGGGTTTTGGCCTTCTTTCAATGAAGGATTTGATGATACATTAAATTCGTTTGAGCCTACTTCACATAATACAGATGTTTCATATAATAGTTTTGTAGACTTATATTTAGTAGTCCAACCAAAATCATCCCCATAGTCCCAACTACCACTTGCACCTGTCCATACATTTTTGTATATAGGCCGTGGGTCTGATACGACCATAAGTCCATGTTTATAAAATACTTCACCGACTACATTCGTTTGGTATGCTGAACCCGTAACATAATCGTTATTCGATAGTCCTTCAATTTGAGATTCAGTTAATCCTTTTTTATAAATTCTAACCTCATCCATAGAACCACTAAGTACACCGAGTCCGTTGGTGGAAAAATTATCAAAGCCATCTGATAGATGTCTTGCACCAAATAACATATCATCTGTGTTTGCTATTTGTGATTTTAAGTTTATTGATGATGATACTTCTTTTACACCATCAACCCATAATTCTAAAAGAGAGCCTGTTTTGTTAAATACAATATGGTGTTGATTTGCATCATTTATAGCAGTAGATGAGGTTACTTCTATGTTTCTCTTCCCATCTGATATTGTTGCAACAACTTTACCATTATCAGACGTATTTTGATTGTATACTTTTAAATCAAATGGAAATATTGGATTGTTTCTATTTCTATGTCTAAGTACATTTTTTAGTTTTTTATCTTGTCCATAATCTCTAAATGTTCCTGATTTGTTAACCAGCCAATTGTAATTTACAACATCATCAGATTGTGATGTTGGTAATACAGTCCATAGTGAGATTGCGTAATTGTTTATTTTAAAAAAATCTAATTGTTTGTTATGGTCTACTCTAATATAGGAATCAGACCCATTAAATGTTACTTTAGTTCCAGATGGTAATTCATTTAATCCAGTTGTATTAATACCTGGTGTATATGACAGCCCTTTACCATACGCATGGTGTTCGTACCCACTCCTATCTTCAATGATATTATCTAATGATGTTTTTCTGAATACCACTTCATCGTTAAATCCCCAATAACCTGCTAAATTTGAGAATAGTGCATATGAGCCGGTATCTAAATCTGAATCATATAAATGACCATGCTGTTCATTTAATTTAATATCTAATATGTTAATCTGGTCTGTATGAGAACCGGTATTACTATAATCAGTAATACCTATTGAGTGTGGTTTAATACCATCACCCATTCTATTATGTGGTACTGAGAAGATTGATGCAGTTGCATATAAGTCTCTTTCCATACCTGCTCTGTGTTTAAAGAACATTTGATTTAATCCAGACCATACAACTTTTTGATGTTTAACTTTTAAAAATTCAGTTGAGTTGGAGTTTGAATTATCAATCTGGTCAATTTCCCTATATGCAGGTAATCCTATAGATTCAGAAATATTAATTTTTTCTTTATAAAATGGCGATATACCCCTTAGTACAGATATAGAATTATAATCAGTTCTATAGTTGACGTTGGTTACAATCCACCTCTTATGGGTGTTATAGGGGTAGAGTTGAAATCCACCACCATTTATTGGTTTTAGTGCTTCTGCCATATATTAGTCCTTAGATTCTACTATAAATATAGATTTATAATTTATTAATACTAAGGTTTGGGTATAAACAAAAATTGCCGTAAATATAATAAACACTTACGGCAATTTAAATTATATATTGTTAGTTATTAAAAGTCTAATTTAACCTTAACTAATACTTCATTAGAAAATGATTTAAGAATTGGTTGTGATAACTTAGCAACTCCTAATAATTCTTGTGAACTATTGTACAATCCAACCGTTGTGATATATGATTTAGGATTGTTCGCAAATGTAGGTTGTCTGAATGCACCATTAGACCCAGTTGTAAATGATGGATTATTTGAAAAGTTATACTCAGCATTCTTAGCTCTTACGAAATAGAATGTTGATTGAACTTTCTCTTCGTTTCTTGCAGCGAACCCATTGGAATCGCTGATTGCAGCTGCACCACTAATAGAGGTGAATAACTTAAATGCATTATCACCATTAATGTTTGAACCAGTAACTGTACCGAAGTTTACGGCTGTGTTCAATGTATCCGCATTTAGAATGATAACACCCTGCTCTGGAAATACTTGTCCATAATAAGTTTTAGGTGAATACACTCCATTAAGGATTGAGCCCGATACTAAGTTATACGTTCTACCAATTTGAGTAGCTGCTTGTTGTGTATCACCACTATCATCAATTAGTTCAATTACTGTGTTTGAAGCCGAAACCGCAATATTAGAACCTGTATTATAAATGTTTGGTCGTGACCCACTCAACTCTGCTAAAGTTAATTCAAAATTACCAGGGTCTAATCTATCTTTTATTCTAGCTCTGTTTATGTTGATTGCATAGATGTGTTCAGATGCAACATCATTAAAAGTAAATGTTCTTTGATTATCTGGAAGTAAGATTTGTGCATATTGTGAATAGATTGCATTAGATGGTGAATCTTCATTCTGACCCAATGAACCACTACCAGCATCATGACCATACGTTACTGAGAATTGTGCTTCAGATGTTGATGTAGTAGATATCCCATCATAAATCTCATAATAATATTGCTTCTGAGTAGCTGATTGTGCTGAAGATGTGTGGAATGATGTTAACGTTCCTACGTTACCACTCCATAAACCTCTCGTTACTTTTTCTACACCACCTTCTACAACATCCCCTACTTTAAATGCTGTATAAACTCTTTTTGATGTATTGAACGAACCTGCTGGTAAAACTGCCATATCTATTTCCTTTTAAATTTTATCTTCTAGACACTAAATTGTGAATCCAATGAGTTACCTACTGCAATATCATCATTGTTAGTTACTGTTAATGTAATCTCAGAACGACCACCCGTTTCATTACCAATTATAAATAATTTTGTTGAAATATCAGTATTGTCTGCTAATATTTTTGAAGTAATTGTAAAGTCAGAATTTGTACTGATAGTAACACTTCGTCTATCTTCAGTAGCACCCACCATATCTTCGTTATTTGCAATTCCTGCACCATCACCTATAATAGTGGCTGCGTCTGAGTTAAGTAGTGTTACTGTGTATCCTAATGTTTCGTTACCACCATTAATAGTTGAAATTGTGACTGTTTGTCTCTTTCCACCTTCTGGTAATGTTACTGATGTTGGGTTTGTTTCTATGATAGGTATACGGATTGTATTTTTTGGTAAAGTTAAGAGTTTGTATCTCAATGAATAGTTCTCATCAGTCACTGCTTCTACGATTGGCATATTCTCTATGATTACACCATAGTAATCTGACCCTAGTGGATGTGCTGGATTCCATAGTTCATAATCAACTTCGTCATCTGCTAATGCAAATTGACTGATTGTAAAGAAATCTCTTCCTTTTGCTAATAACTCTCTACCTTTTTTGGTGAGAATAGCGTCTACTGTTATCGATGAATTGTCTAAGTATCCCATTTTACTTTACCTTTTTGTAATATTAATCACTAATAAATATGTAAATAAATTAAATTAAGTTATATTTTTTTAAGTTTACTTTCTGTATGATATGTAATCTTCTTCTGTGTTGTCTTTATTGAGGTCTCTCCGTAGTATTTCCAACTTATCATTTTTCATTTGGTCTTCCATTTCTTTTTTAGAATCAAATGGTTTGATGAGAATATCACCTTGCTCAGTATAAGTGTTTATATCAAAATCAGATTCTTCACTTTCGACAATATCTCTATGTGGAACTATTGGTCTACCCATTCTAATTTCCATCTCTTCAAATTCTTTCATTTGTCTTTCA